CAGAAACAATTGCAAATATTAGAAAAATTAAATCTGTTAAAAAGATTAAAGAACAACATTTATCGGCAATGATGATGACATATGAATTATTAAGTGAATTAAAACAATCGTTAAAAAAATAAAAAATGACAAATTATAGAATTTCAAAAATAGATTACTTTACATCATCATCAGTTTGGACTAAAATAGGAAACCAATCAACATCATCATTGTATACAAAAGTGTGGGGTGTAATGATTCCATCTGGTTCGGTAGTACAAGGAAATATATCATTAGAAGGTGGTGGAGACATTTATTTAAACCAATTGGTACCTGGACAAATTTATCCATGTTATCCAACGGCAATTAGAGTATCTGCAGGAACCGGTTCAATATTATCATAAAATAAAACAAATGCCATCAGTATCAAAAGCACAACAAAGATTTATGGGTATGGTTCATGCCACTCAAAAGGGTGATATGGATTCTCCATCTCCAGAAGTTAGTAAAGCAGCAAATTCAATGTCTGATAAAGATACTAAAGATTTTGCATCAACCAAACATAAAGGATTACCTGATAAAAAAACAGAGCAACTTAATAAAATAAGAGAAATTGTTCGTAAGATGGTAAGAGAAAGAATGATTGATGAGATGAATACGACTGGTAATGTGGAAGGGTATAATACTCCATTTGCATTTAGTGGTAAAGATGGTGAAAAGAAAAAAGCTAAAAGACAAGCAGACCTAACAGGATATACTCCAGTTAACGAAAATAGATGGTTGGCATTAAAACAAGATGAATCAACTGCACAAGCTAAAATTGGTAGAGGTATATCTAATATCAATAAACAATTAAAAGAAATGGAAAGATTTCTTAATTGGTATGGTAAGATTAAGAACGAAAGTGGTGTGGATAATAAATCTTATTGGAAAAGGACAAATAGTCATATTTATAGTATACAAGAGAGATTATTAAAATTAGACCAAAAAATTAGACAAATATCAGAATAATGAAACATACAGAACTAAAAGAACTTATCCGTCAGGTAGTTAAAGAAGAAAGTGATTATCAACAATTATTCAAACATATGTTGGATAAAACGGGTAAATCTATTCCTGATATGTCAGATGCAGAAAAGGTTAAATTCTTTACTGCAGTTGATAAAGCAAATAAAGCAAAATCGGAAGGTAGATTGACTGGATACAATGAAGCCGAATTAACTGCCGGCCAAAAGAAAATTGACACCGATGGTGATGGTGAGATTGAAGGTTCGGATTTAGCAGCACTAAGAGCTAAAAACGAAGTGGTGAAAAAAAAAAAGTAAATGAGAATATTGCAATAGGAATATTATCAACGTTAGCAACTGCTATATTAGGTAGAATTATATTGTATTTTATTTATGAATTGGTAAAAAAAGGAATGAATTATTTTTCAGGAAAATCAGTTCATAAAAAAGAAATTGGAAAAATATTAGATTCAATATCAAATAATAAAAAAGTGGTATCTGATATTTCAAAATTTATTGACCCAAAAAGTGGAATTGATAGTGGAACGGCTGATAAGATTTTAAATTTACCTTATATAAGAACTCAAATTATAAAAACGAGTGATAGTACAAATGGTGAATTAACTGAAACTGAAATTGAAAATCAATTAAAGACAATATTAATAAAATCTTGGAATGATGCATCAATATCAGATAAAATAGTTGAAAAAGTAAAAAAAGATTTGAAATAAAATGAATAAAGGATTATTGATAGAAACGCATTTGTTTGAAGCAAAACTTCAACAAGAAGAAAATGGAACTTACTTAGTTAAGGGGATTCTTCAAAGGGCAGGTGCTCCAAATCAAAATAATAGAAGATATCCTAAAGAAATTTTAGAAAGAGAGTGTCAAAAATACCAACAACTTATTAAAGAAAGAAGAGCTTTGGGTGAATTAGACCATCCTGAATCTCCTGTTATTAATTTAAAGAATGTATCACATAACATTAGAGAAATCTATTGGGAAGGTGATGATGTATGTGGAGTAGTAGAAATACTTTCAACACCATCAGGTAACATCTTAAAAGAATTATTAAAGAACAACATTCGTTTAGGTATTTCATCTAGAGGATTGGGTTCAGTAAAAGAATTAAGAGATGGTACTGTAATGGTAGCAGAAGATTTTGAATTGGTAGGTTGGGATTTTGTATCTAACCCATCAACACATGGAGCATTTATGGCACCTATGAATGAATCAAAACATTGGAAGCAAGTAGCTGATGAGTGTGGTAAGTGGTGTAAGTCACAAGATTTAATGAGAGAAATTATAATTGAACTTAATTAATATGGCAAAGTTAGTAAACTTAATACCTGGTAGAGAAGTAAATTCTAAACCAACAATAAAAGAAGAATTGGATGATATGGATGTAAATCTACCATCACAATTAGATAGATATTTGGATAAAACTATTGGTATAATTAAAAGATATAATTTATCTAGAGCAAAAGAACAATTTGTAATTGCAAAATTAATTGACGCATTGGGTATGAATCCGTCACAATTGGCATCAGCAGTAGCTAGATTAAAAAGATTCAAAATAGTTCGTAAATAAAATAATATGATAAAGTTAAAAAATATATTAAGAGAGACCGAAGAATTTCAACAACTTCCAACTGAATTGAAAAAGCATTTCTTAGAAATCATTTCAACATACAATCAACATAGAGAAGGAATGAGTAGAAAATCTGATATTATGCAAATCGCAGAAACATTGGGTGGAATTGCAGACGCAGCACAAGAATATACTTTGAGAGAAGGTGGTGATTGGTTTGATAGAGTTACCATTAAAAGAAATATGAGTGAGTTGAAGAAATTGCAATCAGGATTTGAAAAAGAAGCAGTAGAAGCAAAAGCACAACAAGAAAGATTAGAAGCACTTTACGAAGATATGGGACATGTATTGGGTAGATACTTTGAAATAGCAGACTTATCCGAAGATGTTATGAAACAAAGATTAGGATTAAACGAATGCAAAACTTGCAAATAAATGCAAAAATTATCTGATTTAGTTAATGAAAAATATAAAACTGACAAAACAATTGTTGGTAAAGAAAATTCATTACCTAAAACTAAATTGGAAGAAAACTTATTAACTGCAATTCTTAAACCAATAGGAATATATTTTATATTTACATGGTTGGGAAATCTTGCATATAATTTTCAATCTTATTTAGATGGTAGAGACTATAATTTATCAAAAGCATTAAGACGTATAGTAGAATCAGGAATTAACGATAATAATTTAGCTACAAAATTAGATAGTGCATATTTTAGTGGTGCAAATTTAAATACATTGGTTAACATTTATATGGATAGTAATATTATTAAAAGAAATATAGATAAAGAATTGAAAAAAAATAAAGATAAAACCTTTGATGAAACTCAATTACAAAATGAATTAAGAAACGCAATTTCAAAAGGATTTCAAGACCAAGATTTACAAAACAAATCAATTGCGGATATAGAAAAAAAATTAAAATAAATGGAGCAATTAGCATCATTATTATTACATAGTAGAACACAAACACATTCATTCCATTTAGGAGTTAAAGGTGTTGGTTCATTTTCTGCACATTCTGCATTACAATTATACTATCTTAATATTGTAGGTTTAGTAGATGGATTGATTGAAGCATATCAAGGACAATACGGATTAATTAAATTACAACCGGTAAGTGGTTTAGATACAAATAATGATATTAAAAATGTAATTGCATATTTTGACAAACTAATTGCAGCAGTTGCAAAATTAAGAAAAGACGAAAAATTACAAATGAGTTGGTTACAAAACGATATAGATACGATTGTAACTTTATTATACTCAACAAAATACAAGTTGACAAATTTACAATAGAAGAATGTTAGTAGTAAGTGTTAAGGGTGGAAATATAGAGTGGGCAATAAAAGATTACAAAAAGAGAATTCAGTCCATAAAACAAATAGAAGAACTTAGAGAAAGAAAGAATTTTATTAAACCTTCCAAAAGAAAGAGGTTACAAAAAGAAGAAACTATAAGAAAAAACAAACTATTTTAATAGTTTTCTTTAGTTTTCTAAAAAATTTATATATATATTATCAAATATCTCATTTTTTATTATGAGATTACAAGACATCGTTGATTAATGAATACCCTTCTCTATAAGGTGTGACCGAACAATCAACATAATTACATTGGAGTTCCCTACAAGAATAACTTCACAACAAAATTTAAGGAAAAAAGATGGCAAATTCAAAATTATTGAAAGAAGCAATCGCTGATGCCAAAGCTGTAAAAGAAACTGCTTTAGCAAACGCTAAAATCGCTCTTGAAGAAGCCTTTACTCCAAGACTACAATCTATCTTATCTCAAAAGATGAGAGCAGAAGCTGAAGTTGAAGATAAAGAAGCTGAAAAAGTAGACGAAGAATTGAGTTCAACGGGTATCGGGTCTAAAGTAGACGCTGGATATGCTGAGACTCCAGGTGCAAACCCAACTTTAGATGCAATGACTGATTTATCAGTTGGTGTAAAAAAAGATAGTGGTAAACCTGAACAAGCTGGTACTGACTATAAGAAAGTAGCAGACATTTCTGAAGAAGAAAACCCATTCCCTGACCAAGAAAGTGACAAAGATGCAGAAATTGCAGAATTGAAAGCTAGATTGGCAGAATTAGAAGGTGAAGATTCTGAAGAAGAAAAAAATCCATTTGCACAAGGTGCAGAAGGTGAAGATGAAATGGGCATGGATGACATGGGCATGGATTCTGAAATGGGTGACGATTCAATGGACATGGGTTCTGATGACGAAGAGTCAGAAGATGATATGGACTTAGAAGCAATCATCAGAGAATTGGAAGCTCAATTAGAAGGTGAAGATTCTGAAGAAGAAGAACCAATGTATGAAGCTGAAGAGGAAGATGAAAAAGAAGCTGCAAATGAAGCTGAAGAAACTGAAAAAGAAAAAGAAGCAACAAATGAAGCTGAAGATGACAAAAAAGACGATGTAATCGACTTAGAAGAAATCTTAAGAGAAATGGAGAAGGATATGACAGACGACAAAGAAAAAGTTGACGAAGCTGAAGAAGCAGAAGAAAAGGAAAAAGAACTTAACGAAGCTTACAAAGTAATCAAATCTTTACAAAGAACTATTAACGAAGTGAACTTATTGAACGCTAAGTTATTATTCGCAAACAAATTATTCAGAGCACACAACATGACTAACGAACAAAAAGTTAAAGTGATTGAAACTTTGGATAGAACAAATTCAGTTAGAGAAGTGAAATTGGTTTACTCTACATTAGCAGAGAATTTCAAATACTCATCATCTAACAAATCTACTAAAAAATCAATTTCTGAAGGGATTGCTAGTAAAGTAACAAAATCTACTAAACCGGCAGTATCTAAGCAAGTAATTGCAGAAAATACTCAAATCTCTGATAGATTTCAAAAGTTAGCAGGTATTATTAAATAAAAATATTAAAAAACAAAACAATGGACATTAAAAAATTAATGACAGGCGCTAACCCTCAAAGCGTAATGCTTGAACAAACAAGAGGTTTGAAAAGCAAATGGGAAAAAACAGGCTTACTTGAAGGAGTAGGTTCTGAAACAACTAAACATGGTATGGCAGTAATGTTAGAAAACCAAGCTAAACAATTATTAGATGAGGCTACAAGAACAGGTACATCTTCAGGTTCTGAAGAGTGGGCAGGTGTTGCGTTACCTTTAGTAAGAAGAATCTTCGGTTCTATCGCAGCTAAAGAATTCGTTTCAGTTCAACCAATGAACTTACCTTCAGGTCTTATTTTCTACATGGATTTCAAATATGGTACTCAAAACGATGCAAATA